CATCGCAAGTAATGCGAACCTGTTGCGAAGCAACTGAATACCGAGCACGTCATCAAACTGACCACGCATCTCATTATCAATAGATGGTCTCTTAGCAACAACAACCATCATCTTGCCAATTGGGTTTTTGGCGGAAGATAGCAATAGATTATTGCGCTCAGGAACATATAACACAGACTGCTCACTATCGTAATAGCGAACAATTTCAATCTGCGCTGTCATATCAGACTTGTACATTTCTTTACCAAGTAAGATATTTGCGTACTCAGGGAACTGTGAAGCGACTTCGCCAACTCCCATATAGTAACGCTTTGCAAAGGCAATGCAGCGCCCATAGCGGTCAAACTCTGGGTAAGCGCCCACTGGGTTTTCTATGCGGATACGCGGCAGCCCTGCTTCTTCGTCCAATTCAATTATGAAAGGAACGAAACCAAATGTTATGTATACATCGGCTCCTGTATACATTTGGACTTGTAAATCCGAATGAGCAAAATAATTAGTAGCAATACGAGTGCGGGTGTCAGCAAACTTACGAGCGCGGTCATTAGCCTGATTCGCCGCCGAACAGTTAACTGACGGTAATGGCGCCATAACCTCGGAAAGGTCTCTCGCAACAATATCAATAAAATTTGCAACGACATTAGCGTCTACACCTTCAGGAAAGAAATCTGGATATACAGTTGCAATCTGTCCCTTACGGACAGCAAGAACATCTTGTTGGCGCGAATCGCGCTCTGCAGCACGTTGACGTAAGTTCTCAACACGGGCTGAAATTTGTTCAATTGATAACATTGCCATCCTTAATTCATCGCTTCTTGTTGTAGTCTTTGGGCGTCTTGCTGTAACATTAACTTGTAATTAAAAAATGCACCTGCTGCCATACCTATAAACCCTAAAGCATTAAGTCCACCTAGTTGTGATGGTGGCAAAGGTATTCTTGGAACAGGGCCAGTTACGCGAGCCCTTGCAGGAGTACCGTCTTCTTTAACATAATATCCCGTAGCACCTTGACGGACTACTTTATCCTTATCCATTTGAGCACCAACAGTAGAACGAGTTACTTTCTGTGCTCGCCTATTTTCTTCTTCTATAATTATTTTTATATCTTTACGTTCTTTAGGCGATAATTCTTTATAAGCCTTTTGAAAAAGCCTCTCAGCATAAGACTCTGCTTTAGCAGAATCTGGAGTTGCTTTACCTAACGCTTCTGCTGGGCTTCTAACTTCTGGATTTGTAGCAGCAGCCCGTGCTTGATTACTCCAGTCTTTTGCTGCTTCAGACCGTAATCGCTCTGCTTCAAAGGCTTCTTGAGCATCTCGTGCTGCCCTAGATTCAACCCCTAAAAAATTTCTATATCTTGCTTCAGTAGCAGCATCACTTGCTGCTTTCATTTTTTCTTGAGTTAAAAAACTTTGTTCCCTTTTTGTTAAATAAGTTTCTTCAGGAAGTGCTCCAACTGTAAGACCTTTTAAAGAAGTAGAAGATAGTATATCGGGCTTTAAACCCATTGCAGTAATCTGTCCAGGAGTTAAATAAATAACTTTACCCTTATACGTCACAGCACGCGGGGCAACATCTTCTACCTCTGAACGAAAAGGAATACCCTTTGGTAAAGTAACTGTAGGTTGTTTTACAGGCGTTGCTTTAGGAGCAGTTACAAGTTCTTTGCGTAATACTTCTTTAGCCTGGTTATAACTTATACCGCGTTCTTTAGCAATTTGTTTAATTGCTTTGTCTTTTTCTTTAGCAGTAAGTTCGGCTGCTGGTTTCTTAATAGTAACTGGCGCAGCCTTTGTTTGTGCTTCTTTTGCTTCTAAAGTTTCAGCAATAGTCAACATCGGCTTAGACTTATCAGGCTTAGATGCTCTACCAAAAGGTGCTTTAGAAATCTCTTTAATGACTTCTTTAACATCCTTATTAAGCGGTGGCGTTGCCATTAGTTCCTATCCGTATGTTTGTTGCCATTGTTCAGCAACCATCTCATCTAAATTAACACTATAACGTTTCTGTGCTTGTGCCCTTGTAGCCCAACGATTATGGGCATACCTTTGCACCACAGAATTCTGTTGCATAAACTCACGGCATCTAATAACGCCAAACCACAACGCCATCACGCAGTCAGTCTTACCTCTAGTCTCAGGCTTCCAAGTAATTAACTGTTGTGTTAAAGCCTTAAGTCCTTCAGAACCTTCAGTGCTAGGGAGTTCAATGGTGTTGTTCTTTTGATGCTTGCCATTGTTTGTCGTTCCAAAAAGTGTGGACATAGATGCGACACCAAAGTTTGTGTCCCATTTGTTTTTTCCTGTGAAGTGAGCATTGAGGCGAACACCATAAGATGCCAGCCATTGTTGTAAGTCTGAGTCAAGGGCGTAGGCTTTTTGGTGGGCGTTGATTTCAACGCGGAGTTCCTGCGGCTTATACTTCTGAACAAACTCTTCAATTGCTTGCCTAATCTTTTGTGGAGTTGGTTCTGCCATATCTAGACAGTCCAACACATAAATCTTTCCATCCATCCTGTTGTAGGTCATAGCCACAAATGCAGCACGACCAGCACCCATAGCAGGGTCAAACCCAACTACGGTATAGCCTTCAACTTGAGCAGGGTGTCCTGCAGCGCCAGGTCTTAACGGACCTCGCTTACGCATTCCATTTAAAGAACCCTGAACTAATTCAGGTGGGAATATAGAATCTTCAGTTACATCTTCTTGCTGATATACAAGAGCCCACGTAGACGGAGTAACTTCGCCTCTGCGCCGTGCAAGGGTCGGACCATCCCACTTAGGATATAGTCCCTCCGCATCTGGGGTGTCCTCATCGCCATCCCAGGCAACATCCGATTTAGGCCAGAGCGTTGTCCAGTCTTTCGTCTTATCAGCATACTGTAGAACAGCAGGCATACCCATATACGTAAATGGGCTTTTGCCGCTTGACCAATGCTTCGGGTCACGGAGTTCTTTATAAAAATCATTCGGCGCAATTCGGGTCCCTACTACCAGCAACTTGCCGTTCTTACCCAAACGGGTAATAACTTCTTTCTGTAGCCAGTTAATCTGCTTCTCGTGTTCGTGAGCATTGGCTGTGGTTATACAGTCATCAAGAATAATCAAGTCAGCACGGGCACCATAGATTTGACCCCCCATACCGAGTGCCTGGATAGTCGGGTCTTTTTCAGATGAATCACGAGCATCGTTACCCAGATAGACGGTATCAACACGCCAGGTATCAGAGTCTTCTTTCCATCCCCCTTCTGGTCCAAAAGTTGTTTGCAACTTCAACCAGCGCGGGTGGCTTAACCTTTGCTTTATTGCGTACACGAATTCCCGTGCTTTGACTAACGTCTTAGAAACTACGATGATTCTAACATTGGGATTTAGCGCGATGCGGTAGGTAGAGTAATTCACCGTAATCACGGTGGACTTAGCGTGCTCAGGCGGCACGTTTACAAGGAGGCGATGTTTATCACCAGGCTCGTAAATCATATTAGGGTGGAGCCAACTAGGGTCTTTACCCTCTAGTAGGTCAATCCAGTCCTGATGGTGAGGGAAGACCCTCTGGTCCAGAAACATCTCAGAGAACTGTGGGAAAGATACATCCTCACGGGCTACCCCTAGCGCTTTTAGGGAGTTCTCTTTAGCGCTTTCTTTGGCGTCAGCCAAATCCTGGGCAAACTGTTTATCCCTGGAAATCCAAATACGGACAGTGTCTGGCTTTTTGCCCAACTGTTCCATAGCCCTCTGCACTGGCATACCCTCAGATACCAGGGCCAAGACTTTGGCCTTGGCTTCAGCCATAGCCTTTGTCCTAGGGTTATTACCTTTCTGAAAAGTCACAGTATTGTCCCATCTGCAATAGTCTATACAGCCTGTCAGATACAGATAGAGATACAGTCTGTAACGCAAGCCCTAAAGGCTTGCTACTGCACGGGACTATAAATAGTCCCTACTATCTATTAATCCGTTCAAACAGCCATTCCGAACGGTTTATAACAAAAGTGTTATACAGATAACAGTCTAAATAGGACAAAATAGGACAGAACAGGGGCATAGGCTCTGTACGGAAAAATCTTTATTGGTGTTACCTATATCAGTTCAGCCCGACTTTAAACAGTCTGGGGTCATCTAGACCCCATCCTGTTTGGCTGTCGCCGTACAGATACAGTCTGGCTAGACGCTGGACTAAGCAGTATCTGCCCCGCTATAAAAACAAATACCTGCGGGGGGCTGGGCTATTAATAAATCTGTTCCTGGCTGGGGGCTGGCGCCTGTCGGCGCAAGTCTGAGCAGTGTTATAGAAAGTATCTATAACAGAAAGGAACCTATGTCAGAGTCGCTAGGTGTAGCCGTCACCACTCAATGTTACAACTGTATGGCTGGCCTTAACCTGACTTCCGTGCTAGACACACGGCAAGTAATGTGCTTTGACTGCTTTGATTCAGAGCAAGTCAATGAGATAAGCACAGCCCATCAGATAGCCGATGAGAACTACGACTATCTGATTTCCACCTTCAAAGGCACTGTTCTCAGTCAGGTGCCTAACCATACTGTTGCTAGCGGTGGCAGTATGGCTGAGCCTAAACCGCTCTCATCACCTAGTGATGAGCCTTCCGCTCACGATTGGGTTGGAGCAGTCACCAAACTACTCCGACCATTCAAGAACATTGACGGAACCATAGTTGACGAACGCTATGAGTTCCTTCCCCCTATCAGTAATCTGATAGACAGGATTCCAAATGACCTGGAAACCTCAGTCACTGTTCTTGACTACGAGGTGGCTTGCCCATCTTGCCACCTCTACTACAACGCAAAAGCACTAGCAGAGTGTCCTATCTGTTACTAGCCACTAAGGCTAGCCCTGTCGCGAGCGACAGGGGCTTCGCCCACAAATAACTAAGGAGAATAAAATGGAGTACGCAAACAAGTTCAGTTTCCACAATGCTCTACTCAAGAGCATTACTGACCGTGGAAATTTCCTCACAGGTCAAGTTCAGTCCCGCCAGACAGAACGCACACCTGATGGCAATATCCGTGCCAGATTCATCGCATCACGCCAAGTCACCATCTATGACCCAGCATTAGTAGAACTACTACGCAATAGCCTCACTGAGACGCAAGAAGTCTTCGTGAATTGCTCAGGTTATATGACCACCACAGTCCGTGAAAACGGCAAAAACCAAAAGCCTACCTGGTACGACAACCAGATAGTCACCGAACTAGAACTCATCTAGTTCCACCAAGCAGGGTGGGGGCCTCGGCCCCTGCCCTGCTTTCCTTTTCAAACCACCCAGACAAGTACTCACGGGAGATAAGCGAGCAACCATTATGTATTTAGATAATATGACAACACTAGCCATCATCATTGCGCTGGTATCTACAATGACTATGACAGCAATAGCAGTATACAAAGCCCATCAATGGGAGCAGGCATACCACGATATCTACAGAGTATTAAAAATGGAAAGGGCAAACAGATAATGATGACAATGTATATGACCAAAAGATGTTTACATTGCCATAAGACAGGCAGTATTATGGTAGATGAATCCGAGTTGCTGCACTATCTGCGTGGCAATTATATTCA